GCAGTTGCTAAGTTCAATACGGTTTGTACCATATAAGGGTTGCGTCCTCGCTGCGAAACGCCACGAGCGGAAGCAAGAGTATTATCACCAAGTGCCATATCTCATTCCTCCCCTTATAGACCAGACGTATAGATTGCATTAACAAGAGCTTCAGGGCGCAAGATTTTGCGACCGTATAGGTGCATACCACGAACGATGTCAGCAAAGCTGTCAGGGTCACGATATGTTTCTGTCTTGTTAATTTGCTCAGCAGTAGCTGCTGCAGATGAATGTCCAGCAAGCAACACACCGTAGTGCGTAGAACCTGAAGATGTGGTTGAGGTTGGACCGTCACCTACTTCAGGAAGGTTGTTAGACATGTAGACTTTAAAGCCGTGAATGTTGTTGAAGATCAACCCATTCTGCAACCCTGATCCACCGAAGTCTGCGTTCAGAAGACGTGAATCTTCGTCTTTCAGAAGTTCAGCAAACACTGGGTCAATTACGAGCCAACGATCATTCGTAGAAACATTCTGTTGGTCCAGCTTACGTGACATACGTGCAATAACTTGCATTGGTGTCGCATTAGCTGCAGTGGTGTTCAACGTGTCTGCACCTGTACGAGGCTTGACAACGATAGAGTTACCACCAGTACCAGCATTAAAGTCAGAAGCGTCTAGCTTCATGCTTGAAAGCAGTTCATCAGAACCAGCAGTCGTTACAGCTTTAGTACCATTTACGGTAGTGTTAGCTGTGTTAGGTTTACCGTGAATAGCTGTTTGCTTGAAGCCAGCCATGTAACCAAGAACATCTTGGTCAAACTGGTCAGCCAAACGATAAGCTGCACGATCAGATGCGATACTTTGGAAGTTCACATGTGAGTGAGCTTCTTCAATATCGTCAACCTTGAAGGCAAAGTAGTTTGCTTTATCAACGGTCAAAGAAAAATCTTCATCGTCAAGGTCTTGTGGTGTGATAGTCGTGCCACGGGCATACGACTTCACGGTGATTTCAGGTTCTTTGATAATTTTCACGGAATCACCCATGTTAGCAATCTCTCCGAAATAATCAGAGTTTGTGATTGCTTCTACAATAGAGGACTTGCGGAAGGCAAGCTGTACCTGTTTACTGTAGATTACGGGGCTAAAATTACCGTTGGGTAAATTACCATAACCTGACGCTGTTGCGAAAGCCATGATATAATCCTCCATAGATAGTTAGGCTTATTTACATTTATAAGCTGTAACATCAGATAAGAGGCTGATCGTTCTAGGGTGCGACTTCAAAAAAGCTTGGCCTAGCTTAGAGTCTGTCGGGCCTATAATAGAACAGGTAAGTCTTAACGTATTTGTCTTCGCTTAGTCGAAAGCATAGGCATAGTAGCTGAAACGTCTAACAGGGTATACCTATGCTTTATTAACATACACAGTTATAACATAGAGTTTGTGTAATGTCAATACCTTATTTACCTCGCACCACCAGAAACATCATAGACAAACTTACCACTACGGATAGCTTCCATGATTTCATCTGAACGTTGCTCGTATTCTGATGCACTCATACGTTGAACATCTGATTCACGTATTTGTCCAGATACACCCTCACCGTCTGGTTTTGAGGTACGTTTTGTTTTAACAGCAGATGCTGCATCTCTAGTATTCTTTCGTTGACCCTTAGTGTCCATACCTTTGTCAACCTTATATAGGTCAATCACACGGATCACTGATTGTGGATCGTCTTGGTTTTCATATAGTGCGTCTTGTACCCACTTAGGTTGTTCACCAGCCCAATCGTGGAAGTCATCACTTGCACGTAGATCATCGAAGTCGCTGTGCATAGCACGGATCTCATTCTCTGCTTTTGTGCGCTGGGCTTTCTCGTTGATCTTGTCAATCTCTTTTAGACGCTCATCTGCATAGCTAAACTTTTCTTGCGCTTTCTTTTCAGCGATAGTTTCAACTATGCCAGCAATCTCAGGATACTTAGCTGCCCAAGCTTCAATGCTTTCGTCTGAAGTAGGAGCACGTACCTTACCTGTCTTTTGTACTGTTTCAAGCTGAGCTTTAAGTTGTTTTAGTTCTTCAGCTTGCTTGTTTAAGTGATTACGTAGATCACTGTAGCGTTTCTTGTAGGTACGTTCTTCACCTGATAGATCTTCTTCCTCAGGTTCTTTTGCAGGTTTAGCTTCTTGCTCTTCTGCTTTATCTTCAATCTCTTCAGTTCTAGCTTTCATTAAAGCTTGTAGTTCTTCTTCCTCTCGTTTAATCTTTTCTTCTAGAGGTGTAGGTTTCTTTGGGTTTACGAAACCTGCTGTCTTTGGGGTTTCTACTTCTGCTAGTTCAGGCATACTGTATCCTTTCTTATATGGGGCCAGCCGTAGCTGGGTAGCCTTATCGTTGTTATTTATTTGGTCTTTCTATTAAGCCGCCTTTAGCTTTACCGCCAACATTAAACGTACCTCTATCTTTCATTTGACCTATGGCAGTTTTTGTGTCAGTAGAATAAGTGTTTCCAGAGCGTACTTGCTTTTCTACAAAAGCTTTATGTGCTTCCCTATGTGCTTTTCTAGAGCTGTCATCTTTAGTAGTTGTTGTAGTTGTTTTAGGTACTGGTGTAGTTGTTTTAGGTGCTGGTGTAGTTGTTTTAGGTGCTGGTGTAGAAACAGCAGCAGCCTGTTCAGGTGTGTGTACGGTTCCATACGTAGCTAGGTTCTTTACAGTCGTGACTAAATCTTGATTAGTACCAAAGTATGATGTGTCTGGTAAACCCTTTGCTCTTAGGCCTTGGCTATGTATTTCTTGAGATGCTAAGTAAGCTGCTTTTGATCCAAAAGTTCCACTTAATGCTTCGTCTCTATCATACTGTGTTTTAAATACAGAAGTAGAAGGATTAAAATCTAAGCCAGACGTAGGTTTATCTTTACCTGCATATCTACTAAGTAATGACACATCAGGTTTTTCTGGTTCTACTGCGTCCTCATCTAAAAAGCCTAATTGTTTTCCTATCATATAGTTAGTATATCTAACTGTTTTTTCAAATATAGGATCACTAAATTCACCTTTATTTATAAGCCCTTGCGTTTGATTGAAAATTTCAACGGCTCTGTCTCTTTTACTGTTCTTTGCCAATCTAGATAAAGCTAATCCACCTAGAGGACTACCTGTAATACCCGTACCAACAACACCAAGAACAGCTTGTTCTGCTAATGTAAGATCTCTAATATCTTTACCAGACTCTATTATATCTAACATGTCTTTGTAGTTTTGGCCGTAATCGTAGTCAGACCATTCTTTTACGTCTTTTTCGTTATAGGTTGTTTTTAGATCATAACCTAACTCACGCCTATCTTGTTTTTCTGAAACGGAGGAAACAGCTTTTTCTTTTTCTTTCTCTTCTAAAGGTGTTTCACCCATCTCACGGAAACCAGCAGGTATCCTACTTAAAGGCCTACCATTAAAAAAGAATATAATTTTCTTTTGACCTGTTTCATCGTTTATGAATATTCTACTTTGGTATCCCATAAATATAGCACCAGTACCGCCGTACTGACCGTAGCCACCACCTACAGGTTCAGGTACTACTAGATCCCCTTCAGCATAACCTTTAACACGTCCACCATACGCAAAACCTTCTGGTTCTACTTCTTCAGTCTCATCATCTTCAATATCGAGTTCATCATCTCTGAAAGGTAACTCTTCACCTTCCTTAATACGTTCAAAACCTTCTGCTGCAGATTTTTGTAGTTCATCAAAAAAATCCTCTCCAAAGTATCTTACCGTCTGTGCATTTATTACATACTCACCCGGACTAACTCTAATCTCTACATCATCACGAACCTCTTCAGGTTTAGCGCCTATAGGGGCGGTGTTACCACTCACAGGGTCTACCTGCTCGTTCATAATGAGTTCCATTTCTAGTTGTGCTTTATCGCTCACTTTACCACCCTCTGCAAAGCTCATACCTACATCAAGTAGCTTTATTGTTTCACCATCCCAAGATGTTTTAAATCTATTTAAGTCTACGCCTCTTGGCATTGCATCTTTTAGTAGATTATCAAATACATTAGACCAATCCATAGAGACATCTAGCTTTGCATCTTTTTCTTTTATTTCTAAAGGACCAATGTTTATCTTAGGCTCTGAAATAGATAAACCAGATTTAGATTTTTTTCTTAGCTGTGTTGTTTCACTTAATGAACTGTCACCTGAAAAAGTAACATCACCACTACCTACATCCCAATTAGCTACTGTCTCATCTGTATCTGCATCTACAATAGATATAGTAGGTGATTCACTTGTGTCTTTACTTTCAGGCCTAGCTCTTGGTCTAGTGGGTGGTGGATCATCTCTTCCAGCAGCAGCCTGTGATTCTGCGTAAGCTTTTGCTGAATCGTAAGCTTCACGGGCTTCACGCCCACCTAAACCATAATCTCTTTCAGGCATTCATCTCATCCCGTAAATAAGTTAATCTGCGTAGTGCAGCAATCTCACCTTGAGCACGATACACACCTTCCATAGTTGTCTCTTGCTCTAACCTACGTTGCGCTACTGCAATCTTATTATTGATTACCTCTAGAAAGCTATCCCATAGAGGCTTATCGTTTACTAGCTTCTTTATTGTCATGTACCAGTAAACCCTTGCTCACCTGGAGTAGGTACTGTACCTGTACCTATGTTACCACCCCCAGCGCCTGTAGTGTCAGCTACGCCAACTCCTGCTTGCTCTGGCGCTGCTCCTGGTGAAGGAGGTGGAGGTGGACCTTGTACTGCACCTGCTGGGGGTTCAGGTGGTGTAGTAAACTTCTTGAGGATCTCAGCTTGGATAGCTGCGTCACCCAAAGAGTTAGTCACCTTATCAGGATCAAGGTCCATGCTCTTAGCAATCTCACGTATGATATAGTCACTCTTAACAAACGGCATAAGCGCTGGGTTAGAAGCTACACCCATGAACTGCATCAAACGTTGTGAACGTACTTCGTTAGCCATCAAGCTTTCTGTACCTGATGCCTTAACTTCTAGATCACCTTTTATCTCTTTGTCGAAGTCAAACTGCATATTAAACGCAAAGAACGCTTTACCAAGAGGACCAATAAGATAGTCATCTACGTTCTTTACAACATTTCGTATAGAGCCGTTAGCTGCAGACATAAGCATACTAATCCCAGAAGCAGTCCTTCCCACTCCTGAAACACCTGTCTGCCCGTGTGCAAACGATGGGAAACCTGTACTCTCATCAGCCAAAACCCTCGCTTTATCAAATAGTTGCATATTCTCATTAGCTACGTTAGGGAACTTAGTACCGAAGATACCTTGCCCTGGAGCACCACCTTGGCGTCTAAATATCTTTCCTGGGTACACAGATAAGTCTTGCCCCGGTACTAGGTTAGTCTCATCAACTTCAATGATAAGATTACCTGACAGTGCAGCGTTGTCAATAGCCATACGCATAAAGCCATTCATCAAGGTCTGCGTATCGTCCATGTTCTCTGCAATGCCTACACCAAAGAAGCTATATGGGTTAAGCTCATAAGGCACAGCATAATAAGGAATACGTGTAGGCTTGAATGGGTTTAGCACTAAACGTAGAACTTCGTTGTTACAAATCCAAACGTTTACGTTTACTTGTTCTGCGTTTTTAAGTTCACGAGGAATACGTACACCGTTATCTTCTAACACATCCGTATCAACGTAACCCCAAAACTCTAGGACTTCATAACGTTCAGGAGAGCCTGACTGTTGATCGTCATCCTCCATGTCGTGTTCCCAATACTTCTTATCGTAGGACTCACCTGTCTGGATAGCTTTATCAATAGACTCTTTCCTGAAGAAAGGACGTGACTTTAAGCCACGCATCTGAGAGCGTGTCATACGGTGACGCTCAATGACGTACTCTGCTTCATCCATATTGTACGCATCAGGGTCAGGATAAAAGTTCCATACTGACACATGACTTGTGGATGGTACAGTCTTGATCGTAGGATCGTAGTCACCATCTTCATTCCAGTTAGGGTACTCTTTGTCAATAGCAAACGGACCCTTCATAATGCCCGTGCCAAACAATGCCATCTCAAAAGAAGTATGGCGAAGCTGTTTATTAGCTCCGCTCTCTTCTAACTGGTCATGTATCTTCTTTTCCATCTTTTTAGCTGCAACCATAGCAGGATGGAAAGTAACTGTATCTTGTGTAGTACCTGGACCTTCAATAACTTTATCACTTACAGCCTCAAGTTTCTTCTGTAGTGGACCCATACGTTTCATACGGTCATACATTGTCTCGCCGGGCTTTAGTTTCTCGTCAGGGTCAAACAAGAACTTAACTTTAGGTTCTTCTTCAAAAGCCCCACGTAAAGGGTCCATAGCTTGTTCTGCCTGTGGGTTCATGCTGATGTGCATAGACTCAGCTACACCCTCAGGTAAAGTTGTAGGATTTACTGTAAGTGGAAACCGTGAGCTACCAAAGAGTACATCTACGATTTGACCGTAAGCCGCCAACGTCTTAGTCTTAGTAACCTTGACAAAAACCCTAGATTTCTCAGTTTCAGTAAACTGTACATCACTTCCGTATATACCTCTGTAGTTACGGTAAGCACGAAGCCACCTGTTTTCATCTGCGTATCTTGCATCTTCTGCACG